GCCTCAGCCCCAACGCAACGCACACGAGGATTCTTATCCGGGCGAGTAGAGAAGAAACCACAATTAGCAGACATGAACGGTGCTGACGGGTCATCAACAGCAGCATCCAGCACCTTCTGCACCTCAACAGCGAGATCATAAGCGGAAGCCCTATTGAACCCAACAACCTCAATATCGGCGTTGAACTCAGCAGAGAGCACATCGCCCTGCCACGCCCGCATCGGGGCGGAAGGCAGATCGTCCACCACTACGCACGGCTGATGCTTAGCGAGATCAGCATCCGGAGGAAGTCCATTACCGATCCACACACCCGGTAGTTTCTCGATCAAATACTGGATGAGACTAGCCAGCATATCGTAGTGTTTCATCGCTTAACCTCCCTCACCGCCCGGCGCAGAGCACGGATACGCTTAGCGTCCTCCGCCCCATACTCTTCCTCCGCACTATCAGAGGTAATGCGTACCCCGTAGCGGCCATTAGGAAGCGTATAAGACTCAGACGAAAAGTGGGCAGTGCCTCCAGCGGCAGCGGTATAGCGGATGGCCTTCTCCTCCACCTTCGCCGCCTGAAGATCAACACCTCGGCGTACCTGGTCGAGCTGCATAACCTCCTGGAACAGCTCGTCACCATCAATAACAGCGTGTCTACCCACTGTGCACCTCCAGGTGGCACTCGACGTGGTCCACGCCATTAAGGCCAGGCCAACGCCTAACCTCGCCATCGACATCCAAGAGCAGACCGTTAGCGCGCACACGGTCGCGGGGGCGAAGATCAATATCCACGCCAGGCTGAGTGAACAACGTATACCCGCTAGTGCTCAGCACGCGTGCACCGTTAGACTCCGCCTCAACACTCGTTGTCGGTTGCAGCTCCACCGGATGCGGCACCGGGATAACTTCTGCACCCTCAGCAGGATCGTAGGAGTATTCATCAGTCCCAGTGCCGTATCCGTAGCGGCCTGCGTCTTTCTTAGCCGGCCTAATGATCTCAATGTGAGTTGCGTAAAACATTAGGCCTCCAGTGGGAGCCGGTAAGGGCCAAGAATAGAGTATTCCTGCCCTGTGGCCGCGATACCGGCACCAGCACCACGCCCATAGCTTTCCGACCGTCCGCCCACCGTCATAGACGAAATACCAGCAGGCGTCATAAGAGCACGCTCTGCCAGAGTCGCCACGACAGAATCAATGGCGGGGCAGTCCTCGAAACCGTGCGTGAACCGTACTTCTACACTGCGAAACTCACGCGGCCACACGCCATGTCGGAGACGAAGGAGCCCCTTCGCAGACCAGGTGTACTGGTTTTCAGGAAGAAGATCTCCGTCAACCTCAACAGTGGCAACACTGAGAACATGCAGTGAAGGAAGCTGAAGAATCTTCAGGCCGTTACCGTCAAGAAGAACCGTATCCTCACGCACCGGCGCGATATGCCATCCACAATACTGTTCCACGAACGAGCGTGCAGCAGCGATACACGCATCAGCGGCATCACCACCGTTAGCGAGACGCGGCGAAATGTTTTTAGGCTCCACTGCCCTTTACCGCCTTATTACGTGCTGTACGGGCGCGGTTCTGTGGCTTCTGAGCCGCCTTAGCTGAAGCAAGCTCTAACCCGAGTGCCTTAGCTGTCTCTTCCTCATACTGCATCGTATGGGGTAAACCAGCGATCCACACCGTGTACTCTCTCATCATTAGGCACCAGCCGCATCCGAAAGAGTGACCTTAGCGAACGCCTGCGGGACACGGACAGAAAGGGCAATACGTTCTTCAGCCCGAACAGTCATCATATTGTGAAGGAAGTCATCCCCGGCAGTGTCGAACGCCACGGACACGCCGCCCTTACGGTACACAGTGCCGCCCATACGGAAGGAACCGACCAGAGCAGTACCCTTAGCGATAGCCGGGGTAATGATGGTCTTAAGACCCCACAGGTTAGGCTGAGACACAACACCGTCAATACCGTAGGCACCGGTAAAGAAACCACCACCGTAGTACTGATTATTAGCGTCCTTGGACAAGCGGAACGCCTCATAGTCAGCAGGGTTCAGCACAATACCGTCAGCTACAAGATCGGTAGCAGTAGAAATAGCGGCAGTAGCCTTGTAGACCACATCAGCGTTCTCGGCCTTCTTAGTCGCGGTGAGAGTCTGCACACCCTCACGGTTCAGAAGTCCCTTAATACCGCCAGCAGCGCCGGTACCAGCGAGAAGATCTTTCTCTTCGGCAACCATCAGCTCGTAGACCAGACGGTTATTAATCTCATCCATAAGGCCGGGGTAATCGGTGCGGAACTCTTCAGACACCTTAATCCAGCCAGCCAGCTTGGCCAGTGATTCGGTAACCGGCTTAGGGGTAGCAAAACCCAGCTGAGGTTTAGCAGCACCCTCAGCGACCCAACCGAAGTCGCCGGTCTTAGCACCCTCTACCAGGTAGCTGATAGCAGCACCAGCGATAGTGGAGGCGGACAGAAGATCAGCCACAACCGGGCGTTCGCGCTTGCCGATAACCAGCTGAGAATCATACTGTGTAGCGAACGGCTGCAACTCGGCACTCGTCAAAATCTCATTGGCCTTAAACTCGGGAGCGTACAGAACGCGCCCATCCTTCAGTTCTGCCAGCTGGTCCTTCACCGCATCCACGGCGAACTCGCCAAGGCTCTTAGCCTGAACAGCAGCTTCCTTTTCCATAGGCACAGTTAGTCCCTTCAGGAGAGCCTGCCCGCTGGCGCGCTTCTCCATATCCTTCTTGAGGCCCTCAGCCTCAGCACAAACAGTATTAAAGGCCTCGATCTCCTCGGTAGAGTTCAAGCCCTTTTCTTCCAGCTCGGAGGCCTCCTTTAGCTTGGCCTCGAACATCTCTTTAATATCCATGCGGATACTCCTTTCAGTTCTTCAGTGCGGCGATTCTCAATGCCGCATAGAGACCAACGGAAGGCACGAGGGTGTTTGCGCTGGCCTTACTAGCAGGATCATCTTCCTCTAGCGGCGGACGCTCCACATTGGCACTCTTCTCGTCGTCTGGTACATCCCCGTCCGGGGTATCGCCCGGCACCTCGGGCGGCGCAAGATACCCATCGATAGCCTCGACGGCCTCCATGAGCTCTTCGCGCAAGTCTTGTAGACGCTGTTCAGAAAGATCACCGGCGGCCTTAACAGCGGCAACCGCACGATTCTTCACAGCAATAATCTCTGTCTCCGGATTAGCCCCCACCGTGACAATAGACACCTCGTACAGCTCCAGATCCTTAAGCTGGGTCACATCACCGTCGCGGTCATAATCCACAACATTAAACGCGAATGACAGGTCGCGGACTCGGCGCCCCTTACACAGCTTGTACACCTGGCGAGCTTTCGGATTATCCTCTAAATCAAAACGAGCACGAACAAGAAGTCCGCGCTCATCTTCCTTCGCCTCGGTAACCCAGCCGATGTTAGACATGGGGTCATCCATATCATGCCCCCACAGAAGGGGAATATAGTCTCCCGACGATTTCCACTGCTCCAGAGTGCGCTCAAACGCACCCTTCACCACAACATCGCCATACGAGTCAACATTGCCGAAGATAGAGGCGTACGCCAGAATCTCCCCTTCGTCGAGCCGGTCATCAACACCGGCCTGCTTAATCTTTGCTTGCCAGCATTTAGACCGCATCACTCACTCCTTCATCTGTAGGTGCGAAATCATCAGCTGTACCCATGTTCAATGGGATGTATAGTTCATCGCCGTTATCGATATTCGGAAGGTTCTGCAAAGACCGAGCCTCGTTAACCGTCATAAACGGGCGACCGACAGCAGACTGGAGAACACGCGCCTGCTCCTCAAACGAACCGCGCAACTTCTCCTGAAGATTGAACTCCACATACACATCGCCGCCAGGGGCAACGAGAGGAACAACAACCTGATTGAGTTTCGACTCAATCTGTTTCAGAATCGGCGCCAACGTATCCCCATACAGCATCCGCCGAAACTCGCGAACATTAGAGTAATTAGCACCGTCGTTCTGACCTAGCATCGTGGGGTTGACATGGTAGACGGCCGCAACAGTCTGTAACGCCAGCTTTGAAGCCTCCACGAACTCTTCCTCATGACTGGAGAACCCCATCTTCTCCAGCTTCATCCCATCTTCAAGGACAGGGACACCGCCAGCTTCAGCACCCCTCCCCGTGTAGGCGCCCTTAAACGATGCGGCGAACCGCTCCTTCTGCTCATTCGTCCATGTAGCGCCAGCAGGACGGCTAATATAAGCATTCAACCTTGGATTATTCGTCCAAATCTGGGTTCTATACACGCTAGCCTGAATCTGCTCCCACAGAATCTTCCGAAGCGCATTAACAGGAGAATCCCCCGTCAACGGATTAGCAGGATTCCAGCCATGCAGGTAAACAGCGTTCTCGGCCTTCACCTCGACAGGCTGCCCCATACCCGGACGCTGAATCAGAAACGCATCGATCTTAAACGGGTTATCCTTCGACACCACTTTTGACTGTAGCCACGACGGAGGGACACGGTACATCTCCCAGCGTGCATCAGCGCCCCGACCCGTAGGAAGAACAATTAGCAGCGCTTCGTCGTAGAGAGCAAGGTCAGCTACCGCCCCGTTCATCAACTCGTACATCGTTTCGGCGCTGTTCGGCTCTTTCACCATCCGCGCCAGCTCAGTATCGCGGAGCCGGATACGTGAACCATCATCGGCACGCTCCAAAACCGTGGATAGATACCGAAGCAACAGAGCGGGAAAGGAAACCGACAACCATCCGAAGATACGGTTGCTCTTTCCAGAACCGCTCAACAGACATACCCATAACCTCGCCCTGCGCGAAATCAAGGACAGGCTGGACAACAACATCAAACGAGGGGATTTTTGGCGGGCGTAAACCCAGAAAAGACAGAACGCCCATCAGCACATCACCACTCCACTATCTTCGTACGCAGAAATAAAAACTTCAGGCTTAGGCCTACCTAACAGCCACACAGCAGCATTAGCCGCTACCAGGGGGGCAACATCAACCGGAGTGTTCTTCCGGTCCCACACCCACGCATCACCTACCGGCTTCACACGGGCGACGCTAGCGGCAGCGTCCAAAACAGGCTGGGAACGATGCTTAACCTCGCCGGCAGCTACAAGGTCATAGAACAGAGAGCAGCCCTTAGAGAGCTCGCTAGACTGCCACGGCACCACATCGATACCGCACTCCTGCAAATCATCCGCTACAACGCTCACCGGTGCCCCACGCCCCTGCAAAGCAATCCGCCCCGGAAACCATCCACGCTCAGGCGATAGAAGCCACTGAGGAAGCCAACGTGACCCAGCACGCTGTGCTACCACCTCGACCCCGATCTTCCCGTCCTCAGTCTCATACGCGACCGCCACATAGAGTTTCGATCGGTCGTACGACATATCGCACCCTACAGCCACCCTGGCTCCAGGGGAAGGCTCGCAACCGTCATCTAACGACCGCTCCCACGCCCCCTCCGGGAACACGCCATGCTCGACAGCCTCCACCCACTGGCACAGGTGCTCAGTCTTAAACCCCTCAACAGTAGAAGAAGAAAAACTACCCCTAAGCGTACGCAACTCAATTGTGTGCCCCAACGACGGATTAGCCAGCCCCCACAACGACTCGTCCGAAGGATCAGCAGCATCAGGAACAGACCACTCAAACAACGCCAACGACGACTCCCGATCATTCGTGTTAATCGCATCAATGCCCTGTTTCCGCAACTGACGCAACACCACAGAATACTTATCCCCCGCATTCGACGTACACACAATCTGCCCGCGAGGACGAGCAGTAGTAGCCGGAGTAATAGCGTCATACGCCTCAAAAGACTGATGCTGCCGCAACTCGTCAATAATCACAAGATCACGCGTCAAAGAACGTCCACCGCCACGATTAGCAGACTGCACATCCCACACCCGCTCCTCCCGCTCCTCCTTCACAGAAGAACCAGGCTTAACAGGATTAAGAAACACCTTCCGCTTACCGTTCGTCCGCATATACTGGCGCAACTCCCGGCGCAGCGCAGGAACAGCCTCAATCTCATCCACACCCTCAGCAAGAGTGTTCTCCGCGTACTCCAACGTGTGGGCAGTAGACGTCACGCCGATAGCCCCATCCATGAACAAGCGCCACAAAGCGAGACCAATAAGCCACTTTGTTTTGCCGTTCTGCCGGGCAACCAAAATAACAAGAGTCTGAAACCTATAGCGGTTACCACCAGGCAGAAGTTCCAACGCATGAATATACAGCCAACGCTGCCACGGCAGCAGCGACCAGCCGCAAATATTCTCCAAGAAATCGCAGCACTCAAACCCCAACGACGTCTCAGGAGTCAGCTCACGCAACGGGGCAGGGAACAGACGCGGAACCTCAGACCCCACCACATCATCACGCACGGCGCGCCCTCATCTCCGCCAACTCATCCCGAACCTCAACACGACGATCAGAAACAAGCGCAGAACGAGAATCAAGAGTCAAACCAAGCGACTTCAACCCCGATAAAAACAAACCCCCAACATACGACACCTTCCCACCCGGATCTTCATCCAACAGACGCGCATACACAC